TTTACACCCTTAGTCTTGTCGTAGTCAGGTCTGAAGAACCTGGGCATATTCTTAAAAGGATAAACAACACTCCTTTGGAACAAGGATGCAGCATCCCTTTCCGTTTTACTCTGAATACCACCTCTTGAGTTTATCGCCCTAGAGATGTACTCATAAAGGAATACACCACTTCTGTAAGACTTACCAAACCTCCTCTTGGTTCCCTCGATCATTCCAAGACACTCTGGATCATCAATACAGTACTGCATGAAGTAGAAGTACTCAAGATCCGGTGTTCTGAACTTAGGATATCCAACGTCTATCTTAAACCAGTTAAGGTAGAAGTAGTGAAGTCCAGTAAGGTATACAGGCTTGCCATTATTCATGAACCATACGCCGTTAAGCCTCCTATCCCACTCCCTCTGTATAATCCTCTGCATGTCAGCATCAAAGAACTCAGGATCAATCTCCTGTCTCTTTATCTCCTCAGCCTCCTTCTTCTTCCACCACTCCGGCAAATCCTGTCTTTCCCAGTACTGCTCAGATTTTTTCAAAGATCTAGTTATAGTATCTCTCTTCTCAACCTTCCCAGTTAAAATGTTGTACACACTTCCAACCGGCGGGAGGTTGCAGTTTAAACCCTGAACCGGGTAAACACTACCTCCTTTTAGCTGATGATACATTTGCTATAAATTCTGGCGTCCACTTCTTAGCCTTGGATGCATCCATAAGCTCCTGGTCTTCGCCGTAAAGTCGTTTGTAGTAGCTGTCTAACCTGTCATTCATCTTGTCTAACTCCTCAGCTAACTTGGTCTTAACATCTAATGAGGCAAGTATCTCCTTGTCCCTGTCCCCATCTACAGGCTTCATCAACCTGTAGTTGTACTCCCAGAACCTTTGAGTCTCAGAAACAATCATGGCCCATAACCTGTTCTGGCCATACAGCCTCATGTACTCGTTCATGGCCCTAGTTGCATAGTCTATCTTATTAGCAAATAGGTCCTCTGAAAACTGGTCGTCCTTAATCTCGCTTAACTGGGCAGCAACGACCTTTCTCTTTACTAAGTCAGGCTCATTCTTCACAAGTGGTGAAGCAGAGTCATACATAGCTACAATATACCTTAAAAGGGATTCCCTCCTATGAATATCCTCAGTCGGTGCACCCTCTAGTATGTTTGCAAGGTCGGTCTCTGTCAGCCTTTTCTTCCCAAGTGGATTAAAGACACACCTCTGAAAATCTTTCTCGGTGTAAGACATAATTTACAATATTATAGTATTCTTGATAATTTAGTGCAATTTTTACCCTATGATATTAGACACGTGTTTGTCAACCATGTACATAAAGGATTCGCAGTCAATGTTCACAACTAAAGGGTCAGAGTGCCTGACATAAACGACAGTCATCGCATCTGAAAATGCATAGGTCTCAAACCTGACTACGTCCAAAGGGCTTATGTATGTATAGAATGTAGTGTAGCTATTTCTTACGGTAACAGACTCGTCTTCCTTAACCTCCTCAGACTTGACTATTTCAATAGCCTGTACCTTCATGTATTTATCAGTGTATCCCACTAAATATTTTTTATCTGTTTGATTAACTTATCCTGAGCAAACAGTATTACCTTATATGTCTTTGACTTAACCTTGATGATATCCTCTACCTCCTCATCATAATTCTTTTCCTCTATCTCAGAAACAGTTACTAAAATAGAAAGACAAGACTCTATTATATTTAGAAGCTCATTCCTGTAATCATTCTCATGTATCAGTATATCATCTTCCATATATTAAATATTAGCCTTTTCAAGAATAGTATCTATAAGATCCTCCTCCATAAGAGTTAGCTTCTCATCACGGCTTAACTTTTGAGAAATCCTCTTCCAGAATTCGAACTTCTTCTCGTATTCATGAAGCTTCTTAGCTGCGTACTTCCTTCTCTCAGAATCAGTCATTTTTTTAAATTTTTCCCCAAGCTTCATAGAGCAATATATTTTTCTGCTAAAGATTTATCATAAGAAAAAACAAACTTAGACAACAAATAGAACTCATGGAATTCAGTATAATCCATCTCGGTGCTTACCTCTAATACATTAACACCATTACCATGATCCTCTATTACAGCACAGGCGATTTCCTTAGCATCATCCGTCCAATTTGGACCAACTCTATACATCTCGTAAGTAGTACCAAACTCGTCGTTGTTTATAATTATCTTGTATTCTGTACAATCAGTACTAGTGTTTAATAAATAGTGAACCATTATTTTTTGATTTTAATTTTTTTACCAAGATCCATTGGAACAAATGTTGCAGTCCTACCACCATCTAAAAGAACGCCACAGCCAAGCGTTGGCCTCTTCTTAAAGTTTCTACCATAGGCAAATGCCGGTGAGTTAATATCAATCCCACACCCTACATTCATTCCATAAAGCAAGTCCCATTCTGATGCAAGATACTGAATTCCTCCATATGAATGTATATGCCCTATAACCGTAGGTCTTCTGTTATCCTTAGCTCTGTTAATCGCTCCATTAGGACCACTCGACCCAGTGCCGTGCTCTAGAACAACATCCCCAAAGAAATGCTGCCAGTCCCACTTCCAACCTATAGGAGCATCCCATATCTGGTTGTAATTCTTAAGGAATCTCTTAGGAAGCCCAGCCGTCTGCCCCTTCCTTAGATTTAAAGCTGTGTGATTACCAATGCATACATCTACAATCGGGAAAGTCTTGAACCACTTCTGCATTGACTCGTAGGCCATGTCAGCCTCACGTCCAGCACTGTGCAAGTCAGGATCAGCCTCATGGTAAGAAATTGCGTGGTTGTCTACCTCATCGCCAATGTGAAAAATCCTGTCACACTTGTAGAAGTTTGCAACCTCATAACAAAAGTTTCTGTAGTCCTTGTGACACCACGGCTCATGAGTGTCTCCAATAACTAGGGCGTTGTTTGTAAATAGGCTCATCTTATTACAGCTTTAATGGCTAGTTCGTGTATGTAGTAAAGGTTCTCATCCTTATCATATTGTATAACAACACGAGGATCTATAATAATAGTATCGCCGGGAACTACTATATTCTTCTCGTCTGAGTTAACGACAACACACTTCTGGTTATCGCTGTCTTTATATATGATAATACTTGCAGACTCCTCAATTGGCCTACAGGTAATTGTTCTATTTAGCAGACGCATCTATTTTCTTTTCAATGTACTCAAATGTTAATGACTGAAGTTTTTCAGATAGTCCAAAGTATTTACCTGAAATAATATAGTAAATAAGAAATGGAACAAGTTCCAAAACCAAAACAGCTGCACAGAATACTATAGTTATAAAGGCAGCAATTACAAAGAAGAGTCGTTTAAGCGGTAACATTCTATATCGTTTTTGTTCATTAAATAATACTCCTTACCTTCGATTTCATTTTTAAAAGCGCATATACTCCTAAAAAAAACAGTAGCGCCAGGAGGAACCTCAAAGCCCTTAGGCGAATATAAAATAGTCCCATAGGTATCAACCTGTTTCTTCTTTATTGAATCCGGAATGATAATAATGTCGTGGTCTATCTCCTTCGTCTCGATATCTACAATGCACCAATCACCTACAGGAACAATCTTATTATCTCTAATAACTGCAAATACCTTGTCGCATTCACATGCGTAATAATCAACCCCATCAACCGTAACCTTATTGTCGTCATACTGTAATGTAAAATAATGGAAGTAAACCTTCTCACCAGGAGTAACCTCATCCCATCCATCAAGAGGTGTAGTCTCTACTGTTCCGTAAATCCTAACACTCCACTCAGGTCTAAACGTTGTATCCTTGAAAAACTTTATACCAGAATCTGTAACAATCTCATCCTCCCACCTATTGTCGGAGCTTACAAAAATCCTTCCTGTTGTAGCGTATGGTTTCATAATTGTTTGTTTTAAAAAGAGGGGGCTAGTGGAAACCAACCCCGAACCAAAAACTACGAGTATTTATTACAAGCACATAAAACTTTAAGCAAGATACGAAATAAAAAAAACAATACAAAAGAAGTAATCAACACAATGTGAAAAGGTGCCATTGCTGACACCAGTTTCTCATATGGATTATTTATTATAACCGTGGTCGATCAGCCTATTCTCTTTTTCATCTATGACATCGTATGAAATCTTATCAGCTAATTCGTTATACTTATTACCGTTGTGGCCTCTAACCCAGGAACAGGTTACATCGCTAGTCAAAAGTTCCTTTATCCTTATCCATAAGTCGTGGTTAGGTTTTTTCATTAACTGCTCTATAGACCTTTTCTTTATCGAACCTGTTGATATAGGAGTTACAACGTATGTAGAATCCGAATGGATGTGAATTCTTAAACCACTATAGTTTTCCAAAACCCTTACAACCGCCATCAGCTCCATCCTGTTATTCGTAGTCTTATGATAACACTCACTGTATGTATCTACTGTTCCATCAGGATGAACTGAAACATATGCAAATCCTCCATGACCTGGGTTTGTAGGTGCACATGCACCATCTGTATATATATTGATCATCTGGTTGGTTTGTTGTAATAAAATTTAAACATATTGTCCTCAAGAAGAGATTCGTCAACATATACAACCTCATTCCTATAGTTAACACTTATAGTAATAAATGAACTTCCTATCTGCCATTTAGCATAAACCTCCCCAGCTTTAGGATCATCGTTATACTCATAAGGCATATAATTTGTCTGCCTTACTAGATTCTCCTTTAACATGCCATAATAAACAAATGGCTTTACAAATTCCTGCTCAGGAACAATGCCAACCATTTTATATATAACGCTATCTATTGGGTTATATATAAACTTCTTGATCTCAACATAACCAATGTGGCTATAGCTTATAGTAAATGAGTTCTTATCAGTAGATACAAGATTAGAGTTTCTCTTTGATAACAACTCATTCAGAACCGTCTTAGCATTTCTGAAAACTAAAACGCCATCAAACTTAGAATCGCTCTGATGTTGAGCATTGCTAGAAAAAGAATTGGCCAGTAAAAGTAAAAGTAGTAAACGTTTCATATACTTGATTTTTGGTTCATACCAAAGATATGAACATTTAAAAACCAAATCCAAATTTATTTTCTACGTTAACAAACTTTTAACTACTACTGGCCAACTAACTATCTTTGACCAGGCATCATTGCACCTTGACCAACACCTTCTGTAACTTGTCTCTCACCGGCCCATTTTTGTCTAGACGAAGTTGTTTTAGCAATACCAAAGTCATATAAGCTTCTAGCTACCTGGCTTCCGCTTAGGTTTTGGAAGTTTGAAAGCATTTCATTAATAGCCTGATCTCTTGTAGACCCTGGACGTACATTACCAGCCTGGTCGACAAGAACAGCACTATATCTGTCACCAGTCTTATCCTTTAAGAAACCAATTGTGAAATCCTTACCGTCAACATTAACAATCTGAGCACCGCCTTCTCCAAAATTGTTTGGAGCATATAGTTCCTTATCGCCATAAGAATATTGACGCTTAAACCCAGCCTGTGTAAAAGAGGATGCCTTACCCTGCCCAGATGTAGCAAACTGTTCTAATGGATCAACTTGCGTTGGATTAGGATTTGCTGCATCAGTTGCTGCGGCAGCCGCACTAGCAGGTACATTCCCTTCTTTTCCCTTTGCGACAAAGTATCCCTTGTCTGATTTTCCGTACTTCATGTTTATTTGATTTTTATAGTTTACCACTTAACTCTGTCGGCCCAATATGCCGCACTCATCTTTCCTTTCTCGATGTTCGCAGCATGCCTAGCCTTAAACGACGCTCTCTTCTTCTTCATCTCCTCTGACTCTCCAGCCTTTGGCTTGCCAGCCGTCTTAGCACCCTGCTCGCCAAACCTGATTGTCTTTACCTTACTTCCCTCCTTGGCCACAACAATGTGCGACTTCTCAGGATGGTTAGGGGTCCTCTTAGGTTTATTATACCCAGACACCCCGGCCCTTTCTAGTCTTGAATCTTTTTTCATTTTTATATATTCATGACGGGTTTATATCCAACCACCTACTCCTAGAGTGATCAAATAGTCAGGGACAGCACAGCAACCGTCCAATCAATCCCTAATGAAAACAGCGAATATCCGTCGCCACTTGACCAATATCGGAATCGTGCTCGTCGTTAGTTGTCACCCGTCGGACATTGCTAACACTTTGCGGCCAAGTTTGTCCCAGATTGCCACCTAACACAAGGTCTTCTTCTATCAAACGCACACTCAGGATTCCAACCCCTACCTACAACCCCGTATCTATAATCAATCCGGTAATTCTCAAAAGAGCTGGTCTTTTAATTTCCAACCATATTGCTGTCGGTTGGCGGCCAAAACACTTCTTAAAAGCCGGATGGTCTTTCGATCCAACAAGCAAATATAAAATAAAGAAATCTAAAAACCAAAAATTTCAGGGTATGAGTTTAATTTGTTATATTTGTAGAAACTTAAAACATGACAGCTGTAGACTGGTTATTTAAGCAACTATGGGATGAACCAAAGGATAAGCTAACATGGTACGCCTTAAGAAAGAAAGCGATGCAACTGGAGAAACAACAGATAGAGGAGGCATACAAAAGCGGCATCATAGATAAGTCTACATTCAACTCAGATAAGTCAAAAACATATTACAACGAAACATATGACAATCCAGGAGCTATACTACGCAAGGAAATACCTTACTGAAAAAGTCAAGGAATCAGACCACTCGCTTAAACTAAGGTACCAAGAAGCCCTTAAAGCCGTGGAAGAACTCATAGAGATGGCAATCCGGTACAACTTTAAAAACGTGGATTTTTAACCTGGCGTTTTTGTCTCAAAAATTGACTATATTTGTGGCAAATTGCAACGATAATATGCGGGGAATAGACCTATTAATCACCGCATTTTGTGAGGATAGAGGGGTGCGGTTAATGTAATTTTTATTTAAATTGTAATAATTTGCGAATTAAAAATTCCAAATGGAGTGGGTTAAAAAATGGCATTTCGATTTTCAGTTTTGTGCCACGTATTATTGTGCCCCTAATATGTGCGAGCGCATACATGACACATAAAACATAAATGCGGCATTATCTCATGTTGTGGGGAAGTCATGCGGGGATTCTTCCAAGCAAAACGATTGGAAACTTTGAAGACGGGGAAAGTTTCCTGCGTGTGCCGGTGGATATTCGAAGGTGCTTAACCCCTCCCTTCTCCCATCGTATTATCAAAGTCACCTTATGCAGCTTAGAAACATAGATAGGGTATTTAGGTTTAACCGTGTTCGTGAACGTCATCGTGAGTTAACGGATCATAAGATCTTTGTATTGTATTGCGTATGGTATATTTCCAAGAAGGAGCATGTCACCTTCCCTAAGATAGTTAAAATGATGAGGAGAGCTAGGCGAGGCATTCAGAACCTAGTTATCACTGAGCTAGTACGTGATGGATACCTATACAAAACACAAGTTAAAAAGAATGCTCTTTATTCTCTCTCTCCCCTAGGATTATACTACCTTGACTCATTAGAACGTGATCTTCGTTCTGCTAGGAATGATAGATAGGGTTCCGCCCAATATTCATAACTGCTTGATTTACAATACTTTATCTTCCTTTAACAAAATTTTAACAATTTTTATTTGGATTCCCACATATTTCCAACATATATTCGTATTGTCTTTCGGGACGAAGTTCTTTAAAGCACTAGCGCATACCTGACCTGAATAAGTCATCTAGTCACTGCGCATTTGATCTCGATATGTACCTTCCGTCTGCTAGACGTTGTGGTCACTGCGAAGAGCAGGAAGAGATTCGAGGAATGGCTTTCCTCGGCTAATAAAATAAATCCCTTGTGTGGTATCACTGGACTACACTCGTAAAAAGTGCGTCAAACCTGAGTCCGTCTCAGTTAGGATGTTGGGCATAGAAACCGAAGGGACTATGCTACTACGGAGAATGAGCATTCCGATTTATCGTCTGCATCTGCCGTGTAAATGGTCTTAACCAAAATTTTAAAGTTATGAACTACAAAATTATTCAAGACACAGAAGGTATTTATGAGCAAGGTTTTTATTTAGTAGTAGACACAGATGTGGATAAGTTTATAGACATTTTTGAGTTTAAATCTGAAGCAAAAGAATACCTAATGGAAATCAAAAAAAATGGCGTAGAAAATGTGGATTCTTCAATTTACAATGGTCAAAAAAATAAATACGCCTAGAGAGAAGGTTAACTGATGAGCTCTAAATGAGCGAAACCGTAGTGACAATGGTCACATGGGCGAAAGCCCATACGGTCTTAACCAAAAACTTTATTTTATGCAAGTATTAATTATCTTTAGCGTAGGCGTTATGTACAGCTTAACTTTGTTTTCAGTTGTATTATTTAGCGAAATGCGTAAACGTAATCAGGTTAACTGATGAGGATTAAATATCCGAAACCGCCTAGCTTGGCGGTCTTAACCAAAAACTCAAACCATGTTACAGCTAAAAAAAGAAGGCATGTGGTATCAGGTAAAACAGATCAGCCTGACTACTGATCCTGAACTTAAAAAAGAGGCTAAAAATTACCTTGCCATTTTAAACACGAAGGATCGGTACAACCACTTCGAGGAAATTAAATTGTTCATTCAAAAGCACACTAAATGAAAACAACGTACAACATTGGACTCCTGAACAACGCATTCGTTGAGGATCAAAACACAGACAAAATAGAGAGATTCTTCTCTAGCCTTAGCGTACTTGGTGTATTTACACGGGTAAGATTCGATACTGGCACATGGGATGGAGATGAACCTACTGCTATCCTAGTCATTGTCTCTGATGATGAATTCGATGCTGAAGGTATCTGCCTGAATTTTACCAAATTATTCACGCAGACGGCTGTGGCTATGAGAACAGAAGGCGAGCAAGGTAAACTGATATATCACCCCGATCACACAGGTGATAAAGTAGAATTCGATGAGAAGTACTTCATAGAATTCTGAGGTTAACTGACGATGGGTTAAATACCCGAAACCTAGGGCAGAAATGCCCGATGGTCTTAACCAAAAACTTTATATTTATGAAAATGATTATCGAAACCACGCCAAACGCATACGGATTTGGTCACGATTGGACATTGGTAGCAGGCAATAAGAGTTTTTATCTTGGTCAGGATGTTAAATTCTGCCAAAGGGTATTGGGAATGCCTCCTTCATATGTGGCTGAGAATATCGGAACAAACGATCTGAGCACATCTACAGCCAGAAGAAAGCTTGCCGCATTCATCGTGCAGTCACTGGGGATTGATGATTTCTCAAACATTCAATCTTGGGAATTGTGTTGTCAATAGGTTAACTGATGAGTCCTGAATGGACGAAAGGGTAGGCTATAGCCTGTCCTCTTAACCATAAAAATCTACAACTATGTTACAAAGTAAACACTCCGAAATTGTAAAACTATTAGACAGATCATTTGAGTTATTTAACGGTCATATTAATAACGGTGGAAAACTTGATTATTCAGAAAAAGAGTACGGATATTTAAGTGATGAAATAGAGGACGTACAAGTTGGGTATTTAAAAGACGAGGATGTGGACGGATCTTACGCAGATAGATTACGTGAAGAAGGTTTTAAAATGACAGAAGATGATGCATACAATACTTTAAAGCATCGAATTGAGAGTATTGAAGATGAGTTACAAGGTTAACTGATGAGTCCTGAATGGACGAAACCTAGGGGCTCTGCCCCGATGGTCTTAACCAAAAACTTTTACAATGAAAGAAGCAAAAAAGTATTTAGGATCTCTGGTGCTAGTAACAGAAGCGCATCAAGAAAAAATAGAGGAGTATTGTTTAAACTTTGATACATCCATTGATGGTGGCTTTGCATTCCCTTGCGATAAGGATGGCAACATATTGCAAAAGGATCGGTGGGGAAGGGAAATGAGTGATATAGCTATTCAAAACTACAATCGCTGTGTATCAGGAGAGGTGAAAACAATCAGACCTGCATACGTTAAAGACCTATCAAGGATGTACTATAACCACGCTGTATGTAAATGTCATTGTGGTAAAGAATTAAGTATGCAACCATCAAGTGATGGATTAGTTTACTGCGAATGTAATAGGATGTACAATACAGCAGGTCAATCTATCAGACCAAGAAGTGAATGGGAGGAGAGGTATGATGATGATTATTAAGGTTAACTGATGAGGATTAAATATCCGAAACCGTAGTGACAGCAGTCACAGAGGCGAAAGCCTCTACGGTCTTAACCAAAAACTTTTACAATGAAAAAAAATCAATCTAAAAAAACGACAGAAAAAAAGCCATTAATTTTGGACAGAGTACAATTTATCAGGTGGATGTTCTCTGATTACGATGATAGAAAATGTTTCTTTGACAGGCATAATGTATTAGAGGATCTTATTTCCGATGGGGAATTTTCAATTAATGATGAAAGCTTATTACAAACCGCAGGGTACATACCGGTAGATGTTGTGCATAAAAGTCAGAAAAAAGACGTTATACTTGATAGGCATGGAGAGGTTGATACATTTCAGTATAGCGATATACAGTTTTACAAAAAGAAGGTTAACTGATGAGGATTTAGTATCCGAAACCTAGGGGCTACGCCCCGATGGTATTAACCAAAAAAAGATAATATGTACGCACTATTTGACCATGCAGAGGGTTTTATCTGCTCTATTGACAAAGATGAATCTGATCCTTTATTCTCAACCCTAAAGAATGAAAGAAGGTTAGGGAATGCTATTAAGCTGGCATGTTCTATGGTAAATGAAGATGAAGTAGAAATAAAGAATATTAAAGTAAGTAAAAGCAGATTCGATATTCTATCAGTGAATGCCAAGATGATGGATGGCTCAGAGTACGAATGTGAATTGTATTCATGCAGACATTTCTAATGCTAACTGAGATGATCGAATGGCGGTAAAGTAACACAATTTCTTAACCAATACTTTTAAATATGATAAACTTTATTATCTTTATGATTGGCTTCTGCTCCATTGCTTTGGTTAGCTTGGCTATCCACCTTTACTTTAAAAGAAACAAGGTTAACTGACGAGTCCTGATTGGACGAAAGGGGGTCACTCCCCTCTTAACCAAAAAACAAAAGCCATGGTAAACTTTCCAAATGGGTTCACATCTTGGATCGAAACACATCACGAGGTGGTATCCTACATTACAAGACAATTAGATTTAAACGACTACATGACCGAAGGCACCAAGGTCAGGGAGATGTATGAGACCAAAGGCACTGGCGGTATGTACGAGTTAGCCGAAGAATGGACAAACGAGTTCGAAACAGAGAACAAAGACATGGAATGGGACGGAGAATTCTTTGATGAGATGGAGATATTTTTAAATAAAAAGAACTATCTATGTCAGAGCATTTAAAGTTCGCAGAAAACCACATCAAGGCTAGGACTTCTAAGAAGTTCGACCCGGTAGACTACGGAAGCACCGAAGACATGCTCGCCCACCTTCGTGATGGGAGAACTTATGAGTTTATCCTCAATAGAATAGAGGATACTCTTGTACACCCTGCCGATGTGATGGCTGCCCACAACGGGAATGCGTCATTCAGGTACGAAGATGCAGTAAACTTCGGATTTTTATTGTTCACAGAAAAACTTAAAACATGGAAGATGTAAAACTTAACAGATGGATGGCGGAATTTAACGTATCATCCAACTACCAAAGACCAAGGCAATACCTTTACTGCCATTACTTTGACGCCAGTAAGTTTGGTAAGAAAAAAAAGAAGACATCATACGAGAAAATACTTAGCATTTTAAAAAACATTATTTAACTTTGTAAATAAAAAAACATGAGAAATTTCCCTATCGTGCCACAAGAATGGCAAGCACCCAAGACTGAAAGACAGCTTGGAGAAAACTGGAACCGCAACGACGGTATCCATACTTACGAAACTAAGGAAGGATGGAAGGCTACACAGGTGAAGAACGGCGAGTACGTTAAGTGGTCATCCAAAGGTTACGCTACTTCTGAAGAAGCGGTTGAAAATCTGTAGGTTTTGGTTAACGGTGGTGTTTCTACACTGCCGATACTGTAGGGTGGTGAAATGGCAAACACGCCGCCTTGTCTCGGTGGTGAGCATGGTAAGTACCGGCTCTTGGAGGTTCGAGTCCTCCCCCTACAGCTAATTTTACACATTATGAAGAAGTTAATTTACATTATTCTAATCGGTCTGTTCTTAGAATCTTGTAGCCATAGTTTCACTCCGCATAGGGCTGCATCTACAGGAGGTAAGAAGTGTGGACGAGGTTCAGTAAAGTAAAGTGTCCTAAGTACACTAATAAGTGCTAATAATTACACTTAACATCGGAAATTATCCGATAAAAATTAATTATCATGTTAACAAACGTCATCCTGACATTCTTTTTTTTTATCTTAGTGATTACTGCTTTAACATGGGTAAATAGTATAGACTACATGAAGAAAAAACATAGTGATTACAATGGAGATGACTTCTTAAATTAATGTTAAACGATATTTTTACTATTTTATAATAAAAGTTAACTCATAACTTTACAAAAACAAACACATGGAAACTACTTTTAAAATGGTATTCCTCAAGAATGAGGACAAGCTATCCCCAGTATTTATGAACGCCAACGTTCTTGACTTTAAAAAATATGATGGCGTTATCTATGCCTTCGATGATCTTGATGAAGGCTTCCTCAAGTACGAGGAACTTGTAAGAGAATCAAACAATTTTATTGACTGGGAATCTATAAGACCATGATACTACTTTTATTTCTACTTATATACATAATTGTATGGGCTTGCTTCTTTAGAGCCAAGACCTACCACAAGACTACCGAGATCAGGTGAGTGGTTTGTATTGATAACTATTATTAACCAGTAAGTTATTCGAAAAATGAAGAACCTATCATTCTACCTGAGAAACGGTTGTGTCCAGTGTCGTGTTGGCGGCAGGAGGATTACCACTAAGATAAAACTCCCCGCCTCACACACATTGGAAAACGGAACCATCGTTGGACAAGACTCCGACAGGCTTAATAAAAAGCTAGACGCTGTAAGGATTGCAATGTCCCAACATTTAAGAGTAAAGCAAAGGGACTGCTCTGTTATTGTAAACCCTAACAGGAAAGACCCTACCATGTATGAGTACTCAAAGATAGTTTTGGATGGCATCATAGATGATAAGATACTATCTAAAAGTGGAAGACCATACTCTGAAGGAAGCAAGATCCAGTGGAGGCAGTTCTCTAATTTTTTGTACAGATTTCCTACTGATGTGAAAGTTTTAAGGCTTGACATGTCCGGAGATTTTAACAAAAAGAAACGTGCCTCTGAATTTGCCAAGTCTTACTTCCAAGGTTTAAGGGAGTTCATGTCTTCACTTGGATACAGGATGACTACTCAGGCTACCATGTTTGAGAAGCTGAAGTCATTACTTGTGATGGCTGAGAATGAGTACATGATTAGGATAGATAAAACTTTCAGGCACTTCCGTGAGGAGGTTCCTGTAGTCGCCATTACTCCTGATATGGTTAAGACTTTACTTAACTCCCCTGTGCCTGATGACAAAGCGTTAAGGTATGCATACGAGATATCATGTGTTGTACTTGTGACTTCATTAAGGATATCTGATGCACTGTCTTTGACTGTAGAAGACCTGTCCAATGGTCACATACTTAGCACAAATAAAAAGACTGGAGCTGTGACTAAATCTCCTGTTCCTGAAAAAGTCTACAACATGCTTATCCATAACCACAAGGATACTGGTAGTCTTTACTCGATGAATGTATCTAGGAGTGACACGGATAAACTTATGGCAGAGATGATGCCTATTCTATTTAAGGATATAGCAACCACCATTGTGACGATAAACAGGATGACTCCTGATGGTAAGGGGTATGAGAAAATATCCAAGCCATTGTATGAGATGGTCAGACCTCACATGTTAAGGAAGTCAGCCATCACATCAATGATCGTATCAGGCGTACCTGAGAGATTCGTTAAGCATTTGTCTGGCCATAAGGGAAACTCCAAGGCATTCGAGAGATACGTTGCTTATGTAGAAAAAGAATACAATGATTCTATCAAGGAATACCAAAACAAATTAATCAATGGATAACTACACAAAGATGTCTGCTCTTGGAATAGAGTGCAGGAATATATCAGGAGACCAAAAGGTGGTGTGCCCAAAGTGTTCCCAAGATAGAAAGAAAAAGAACGATAAGTGCCTGTCTGTCAACGTAGAAAAGGGGGTGTGGAAGTGCCACAATCCTGGGTGCGAATGGGAGAATGGGTTCGGTGTGGCAAAGAAGATATACAACAAGCCTGAGAAAGTAGAAACAGACATTCATCCAAGTGCTGTGTCTTGGTTCGAGACAAGAGGTATCTCTTCCGCCACGATTAACAAGCTGGGAATCTCCTCAGGCAATGTTTACATGCCGCAGGTTCAGAAGGAGGTTCATGCTGTACAGTTTAACTACTTTAAAAACGGTAAGGTTGTTAACATCAAGTACAGAGACAGGGACAAGAACTTTAAAATGGTAGCAGGTGCTGAGCTTACTCTTTACTGCATGGATCTTTGTGAGAACAAGGACATGGTTGTAATCTGTGAGGGAGAGATGGATGCCGCATCCCTTTGGGAGGTTGGAATACAGACTGTCTCAGTTCCTAATGGCGCCGGTACTGGTAGGCTTGAGTACCTTGATGATACAATAGAATTCCTACTGTCATTTAACAAGGTATATATAGCCACAGATATGGATCAACCAGGACGTGAGCTCGCCTCTGAACTGTCTAGGAGAATCGGTAAGGACAGGTGCTATGAAGTTATCCTCCCCGGAAAGGATGCGAATGATGTACTTGTAAATCTAGGTCCTGAGACGCTTGAGTCTGCCATCAAGTCTTCAAAGCCATACCCATTAGAAGGTGTTCATACTACCGACTCGGCGTATTCTAGCATGTTATCTGAGCTAATGAATGGCGCATCACCGGGGAAAGGATTGAAGATGTTCCCTGAGTTCAGTGGAATACAATCATGGAGACCTGGACTTTTAACTGTTGTCACAGGTATACCTGGACATGGGAAGAGTTCATTTGTTGATAACCTAATCGTGTCTCTAGCTAGTGAACTTGACTGGCCAATAGGAATATGGAGTGCAGAGAAGCCAAGACCTGAGAGACATTTTCTAGAATTGTATTCTATTTATTTGGATAAGTCAATTATTTCACCTAACTTTGAGGGAGGTAAGCTATCGTTCAAGGACATAGAAGACCACAAGGAGTTCTTTAACAAACACTTTTACTTGATAGACACAGGGTCTAATGATGTATCTGTTGAGGGATTACTAGCGAAGGGTCGTGAACTTGTAAAGAGGAATGGAATTAAGCTACTAGTCTTGGATAACTGGGTTACGATTGAACACAGGGTGTCTGGTTCCACTAGCAAACATGATTACTCTGGGCAGGCTATAAGCAAGATGTCTCTATGGTGTAAGCAGAACGAGTGCGACATAATCCTAGTGGCTCACCCAAAGAAGATGGACAAGGATGCTAAGGCTACAAAGAAGTACAGGATACCTGACGGGTACGACATATCAGATTCGTCTAACTTTTTTAACCTGCCAGACAATGGTCTTACAGTGTATAGAGATTTTGAAACAGGTCAGACCAGTGTTTATAAATGGAAGAACAGATGGAGGGAGATAGGTCAGGTGGGTACAACATACTTCACGTATAACAAGTACACTGGAAAGTTTACCGAGACTGAACAAGTAAATACCGGAGAAAGCAAGGAGCATTTCATTGGTGAAAAAATTAAAAAATTTAGTAACTTATGATGATTGTTTATCACTTAGAATGGTACGGCACTAGAAGTAAATGGGTTGTTAAGAAGAAGGGTAAGGATCTGGCAGAGTTATTTAAGGGTAGAGTGGAACCTAACAAGGAATACTACATAAAACCTAACGATGCCAACATGTTCTACTCCACAAAGTTTGACCCTAGTAAAAACATAGAGCAGATAGAGGAGCTCAAAGCTTGTAATAAAATATGGATACCTAAATGAAAAGGAAGCCAATAAAAAGAAAACCTGTTAAGGCAGTGAAGCCTAAGTCAAAGAGGGCACCAACTGTTGCTGAGTTAACTAAGAAGGCTCAGGTTGTTTTCAATAGGTACATAAGAGAAAGAGATTCTTCAGGCGGATATTTCGTATGCATAGCATGTGGATGTGAGCAGCCGGTATCAAAGATGAACGCCGGACATTATGTACCTGTAAAGAATTCTAGCCTGCTAAGATTTAATGAATGGAATGTCAACGGGGAATGTGTTGGATGTAACCTGTTTGACCAGTTCCATCTTGTTGGATACAGGAAAAGACTGATAGAAAAGATAGGTCTAGAAACTGTTGGCTGGCTAGAGGCACAGGCAAAGGTAACACATAAGTGGACTAGGTCAGAATTAGAAGAGATAATAGAAACATATGGAAAGCGTAGAACTTGAGGTACTAGAATCTGTGTTCGTAAAGGATGACGAGATGCAGACTTATATTAACTTCCTTGTGGCAGACAAGAAGGGTGGATACCTTACACAATTCTATGACGTCTACAGGAGTGGTGACACAAAGGAGTTATATAAAGACATGGAAGACCGTATACTTTTTTTATTAAATACAATTTAAAAATTCAAACATGGCTGAAAACAACAACAACCAGCACAGCAAACGACTCTACTATTCTGTTATTGATGGTGAGTTAAGACGTAAGGCAAACCCTGAGGACAATCAGGAGTATGTAAAGAAACGCACACGTAAGGATGGCGTTGAAGTTTCCGAGTATGTACCTTCGTCAATCAGTGGCAACATCTCTAGCTTCGAGATTAAGACTGAAGACTTTCAAGGTAAAAAGATTTCAAGACTCAATGTTACCCTCTCTGATGTAGGTGAGGAGTACCTCATCCAATTTCCTGTTGAGTCAAGATACTTTGGTTCCTTTGTTTCTAAGTTACCAAACATTAACTTCAATAACCCTGTTGAAATCTCTGTGTATGATTTCACCGATAAGTTCAACAAGAAAGTGGCAGGTGTTACGGTAAAGCAAGGTTCAAAGATTGCGGATTACTTTACTAAGGAGAACCCACTCCCAGGTGTATCAGCTTACCCAACAAACGGGGATGATGATGAGAAAAAACTGTGGGGAATACAGAGAACAAAGGCTTTAAAGGCTGTGGTAATTGGTCAGTATGATAGACTAAAGTCTGAGCTTGTGGCTGATGCGCCAGTTGAATCTGATTACTCACAAGATATTCCGTTCTAATGATTATAGGTATATGCGGCAGGCAAGGTTCTGGTAAGGATACTACCGCCGACATGATCAACCGATTAACAAACAACCGTTTCTCAAAGAGGAGGTTTTCGGAACCTCTAAAGGAGTGCGCCGGGATTATCTTAGGAGTCCCGGCCTCCTTATTTGAGGACAGAAAGTTTAAGGAATCATACATCCATAAGTTTGACATGACCGTCAGGGAGTTCCTGCAAAGGTTTGGGACAGAAGGTGTTAGGCAAGGCGTTCATCCAAACGTGTGGGTCGAGGCTCTGTTTAATAACTATACAGGGCAAGATTGGATCGTGCCTGATGTTAGATTCGTAAATGAAGCCGACTCAATTAAGAGTCGTGGTGGTATATTAATAAAGACGATAAGAAGAACAAAGGCAGACAGCCATCTATCTGAGGTTGAGCTAGATGTCATACTACCAGACTACGAGATAGATAACACTGGATCATTCTTCGACCTAGAGTTTAACGTTAAGAAAGTGTTAAACGATTTAGGTATATAAAAATATTTTACATTTTTCTTTTTTATTCCACAACTGTTTTTTAAATTTGTGTATGACCATAGATGTGGTTTCAGATAAGTTCACCTACTTTGGTAAATCATACAGCCTTTCAGAGTTGCGTGATTACATATTAGATTTCTATCCACAAGTAGCTCAGGCTCACATGGTTAGAATGATAAGTGGTAGGATGACATTCGACTGGGAGACTATATACTTAAGGTCTAGACAAAGCGGAATCACAACACAATTCATATGCTACAAGTTATTAAAGCACTAAACAAATGCGTATTCCCTGAGATAGTTAAGGACGTTGACGTCGATTATCTTGGGTCTGATGGAAGAAAGTATAAGTTCTCATATGCTTCTCTTCCTAATATCCTAAACGCAGTAACTCCTGAGTTAAAAAGGAACGGACTAAGAATAGTACAGACTATAGCCGGCAACGGTGTTAGAACTTTTTTATTCCATGAATCAGGAGAGTACATTGAGGACTACGCTAATCCTGATTTAGAATATAAACACATACAAGATTGGGGTGCATCGGTTACATACCAAAGAAGGTACGCTATCGTGTTGATGCTTGGTCTTGTAGCAGAGGATGATCAAGACGGGAAGTCTAAGAATGACCAGTCAACAGAGTCTATAGGAGGTAAACCTAAGATAGACGACAAGACATTTGAGGCAATGCTTAACGCTATTGATAAAGGAGAAAGCAAGAAGGTACTTGAGGCTCTTAATAAATACTCCCCAACCTTTACGCAAAGAGACGAGATTATGAAGAGAGCTAATGAGAAGAAGGCTAACGCTTTAAAAAACTCTATCAAATGAAGATAGTTGTAAACGGTAAGATTAAAGAACTAAACATAAAGCCAGGTCACAGGTGCTTTAAGTTAAAGGTATATGATGATAAGCTAGAGGTGGTTGAGGTAACAGAAACAGAACATGCCGATGGACTATATTGCTCTGCGTTAAACATGCAAAACGCTATTAAGAAATTTAATAAAATGATAAGCTATGCGGAATCTAAAGAAGTTTAAAGCTACAGATAGACAGTCTTGGCTTAACCTAAGGATGTCACTGCTGTCATCCGGAATGACTGGTGGTTCCGATGCAGCTACTATGGTCAACAAGAATCCATGGAAGTCTAAGGTGAAACTATTCTACGAGGCGGTTGGTATTTCAAAACCAAAGGACATACAGAATGAGGCCATGTTCCACGGAACACATCTTGAGGATTACGTTGCAGATAAGTGGCAGTACTTTGACGGTACAGAGGATGGGCTTATAAACAACTTTAGTAATGGTGTAAAGATAAAGAGGTCGATGAAACAGAAGGCAACTTTTGTGAATCCAAACTTCCCACACATGTTCGCCAACATTGATAGGATTATAACAAAACATCCTGATAAGAAAGGCCGTGGCATTCTTGAGGTAAAGACAATATCTGACAGGTACTCAGATATGTGGGAGGCCGGTATACCACCGCAGTATTACTTCCAGATTCAGCATTATTTAATCGTGATGAACCTTAACTGGGGTGAATTCGTATGGTTGAAAGGTGGTAATAAGATGAACATACTTACTGTAGATGCAGACTTTGAAACTCAGAAGCTTATAATAGAGGAGTCTAGGAAGTTCTATCTAAATGTCATGGCGGCAAGACATGAGATATCAGAACTCAAGTTCCCTACCATGGATGAGATGATAGCCATTGCTTCTAAGTACGAGCCAGATACAGATAGTACAACAGACCTTAGTGAGTACATGAACGAGAGGCATAGGAACAGGCCGACAGATAATCAGATTACTGGCGGACCAGAACAGACAGATGACGCCATCCAGTATAAGAGATACAAGGAACTAGAGTCTAAGGTAGCTGATAGGAAAACCTACTACGCTAACAAACTTAAGTCCTTCATGGATTCAAAGTCTGCAAATGAAATGGTCATTGAGAATGGTAAGGTAACATGGAAAAAAAACTTCATCGTAAACATTAAATAAAATGAAGAAAATACATAGCCTATCAGGTGGTAAAACTTCTTCTTATATGGTTGTTCACTATCCATCAGACTATAATATTTTTTCTTTAGTTAGAATAGAAGATATTAATTGTAAGCCGAACGATAAAAAGTTAATACAGTACGTTAGCGATAAAATAGGAATGGATTTTATTGCAACAGCCGAAAGTGATTTGACTTTATATGCAATGAGAGACTTAGAACAATTGATTGGTAAGGAAATAATATGGGTGACTGGTCAGACATTTGAGGAGGTAAATAAAAAAAAGACTGGAGGAAAAGCATTGCCTAATATGATGTGGAGATTTTGTACTACCGAAATGAAGATTAGACCAATATGGGATTGGTGGCATAAAAATATAGGAGAAAAAATTGTGATGGGAATCGGTTTCAGGTATGACGAAATGGAGAGAGCTGACAGGTTTTCTACAACATTCAAAGGTATAATTGGTAAAAGAGGAACTAGGAATAAATGGGGAGAAATAGAATGGAGAGAGGGTTGGTTCCCTTTGATTGATGATAAAGTTATACACCCTACAGTTATCAATTGGGCAAATAAAAGTAAAATAAATTTTCCACCTGACAGCAATTGTGTTGGTTGTTTCTGGAAACAGCCGCAACAATTAAGAAAGAATTGGGATACTGAACCTAATAAAATGCAATGGTTTTCTAATCAAGAGGATAAAACAAAAAGATGGAAAAAAGAGATGACGTATATTGAAATTAAAAATATTCTTTTACAACAAGAGTTTATGTTTGGCACTGGCAGTGGATGTCAGGCTGGATTTTGTACAGATTAAATATAAAATAAAATGAAAATCGACATCATCGAAAAGGCTATTCGCCCACAGTTTATCTTCGACGCAGAAGGTAGAAAGTCATGGCAAACAGACGAACTCATGGAGGGTTCAAAGTCTTCAGCCATTGTTGTGTTCATCGGTATATGTGCGCTGTACAACATAGACAAGAAGGACGTAATGTTTGTTCTTGGTATTGACTACGATGAGTATAGGCACAAGCTTAACATGTATTCAGAACTTTCAGAGGCCGCATCTAAGAAGGTTATGGATGGTAGTATAAAGGTAAAGTCTTACGGAGAGGACAGAGCACAGAGATTCTACTATAAGAATCTACTATGCATGAATGCACTAAGGTATTCACTTGGCAAGGAGTACATATCTATTAAACACTTCGCATAAACTACAAGCACATGAGACACACAGTAATAGACCACCAACTAAGAAGGCAGTTAAGCCTAACATGTTTACAGTACATTGTCATTGACGCCATCATGCAAGGATGTGATAGCGCATATGATATATCACGGCAGACCGGCATAGCAGAGACTACAATAAAGCAAACCGTAGAAAGCCTGTGGCAGTTTGTAACTGAAGACTATACGCTCACGCAGGATTTTATGAAAGCCTATGAAGGAGGTGTTATTCCGGAAAGAAAGAAGAAGGATATACAGAAGAGTGATTTCCCTACAAAGGTTATAGAATTGTTCAACGAAATCAATGGGACTAAGTACAAACCTGATACATACTACAACCAGATAGTTAAGATACAGAAAAAGATTGGCGAGGATATTGACAGGTACCACTCTGTAATACTTCATAAGAAGTTATCATGGGGACAGGATCAGAACATGTCAGACTATAACAGACCGTCAACTATATTTAGAAGCCCTGAAAGATTTGTTCAGTATCTTGATGAGGCTACAATATTCTGGAATAAGAAAGTAAGGGATGATTCATATGTAAATATAGGCGCATGAAAGAGAAACACCTAGAAGCTATCATAAACAAGATGTTTGAGATAGCCGGTATAGACATGGACTACAGGAGATTACTAGGTAGGAAGGATGACTGGTACCAACAGTATGAAATGACAGAGGATCAATGTAATGAATGGATATCTTGGGGGTCAGACTATATGTATAAGAATAAAGTATACACTAAAGCTAGGTCTCTTAAACAAATGAGTTATCTTAATCTAATGTATGGACTTAAAATAAAAGACAATGGGAATAAAAAAGAAAAAGAAGAAGTGCAGGAAACTTCTCTATAGATATCTCAAACTTAAAAGAAAGATAATAAAGACCGAGCTTGAAAACATAGGAGACTTGGTACCAACTAAATACTGGAATAAACAATTTTAATATGACAATCAAAGAAGCCAAAAAAGAAATAGTAGATTACTTCAATCTAGACATGACACCACATGCAGAGAATAGATTGACTAACATACTATCAAGCATTAAAACAAAACAGGATAAGGTTATAGAGACCAAGTATGTTTACATCTATAACGATATTCAAAAGAAGAACGTAGACATCAACGAAGAAGCTCAAAGGGTTTGCGAGTTGTATGATATAACAATTGAACAGCTGAAGAGTAGAGTAAGAAAGACCAAGTTTGTAAGCGCAAGGGTTCATCTTATCAGGGAGATGAGGATGAGTGGGTCTGCTACAATGATGGAGCTTAAGGAATTTCTTAACATGAAGGACCACTCTAGTGTGATACATCTTTGCTATGATTCTAAGACTAGATGTATGATACAGCCACTCACAAAGCCAAGAGATATAAAGAAGCATATCACTTTAGAGCATTAAGAAACATCTTGAACTTCATAAGTCTATCTTGCAATCCGTTTGTTCCGCCGTTTATAATTCTTGTTACTCTTACCACGGAATCATAGTCTGACTTTTTGCAATGCTCCCAGACTTTATTATTATTAAAGAACCAAAGTGCACTATCCATAGGGTACTTGGTCGCTACTAGGTCGGGTACTTGTACGCAATCCTCTCCTATGAACTGGCTGAATAGTTCATAGTTTCTCTTCCCGGTTATGTGCAAGTACCCTCTTCCCCTGTACAAATATCCTTGGCCAGAGTCTTCATCTCCGTTACCCATTCTATTGGCGTAAACTTTATTGGCAATTTTCTTTGGGTTCCTTGCGTAAGCCTGAGCAGTTTTGCCATCAAAGTACTTAGGGAATGTTTTTAAAAGACCAGATGCAGAATAGTTTAAATTCTCGAAGACATGCTTAAACAATCCAGATTCATGAGCAACTTGAGATAGGAAGTGCGAGATCATTACAGGATCTGTAATGCCATTCCTGTTAAGGCATGCCTCAACTTCATCATAAACTTTAACAGGTAGCGTGTGTTTAAGTTTAGTTATACTCATACTAATCCTCTGCGTTTCTTCTTCCTATCTTACCATCTTTATCAAATGCTCTGAATGTTTCTCCAGTTACTATTGCTATCATTGTTCTTCTGTCTAGTCTAGATGACCTCAACCCTTCAAGTAGTTTGTCCTTAGGATATCCAAGAGTCAATGCGTCAACATATAACTTATGCAATCTAAGCACTTCTTTATTATATCTTTCGTTAGCCTTGTCCTCGTATGACTCATTGTTCTTAGCTGCTCTGTTAAAGTCTGTAGATATATCAGAGAACACAGATCTATTTGAGTTAAATAATTCAGAAGTCCACTTCCTTCCTATGTTTATTGTATACGGTCTAGCTCCAATAGGTGCAGCGTACAACTCTGATGGGTTAAATCCATACTGAAGTTTACCCTGGTCATCTCTTCTGTAGAACATTCTATTAAACCACGTTACCACTCCAGGTGTCAAAGTCTCCTTAGCTACATACAATGATCCGTCAAATAATTTTCTAAAGTATGAATCGTCTTCATTGTATATAGAGAATCCATAAGAATCCTTGTTCATTATAGCGCTAGAGAATGCTCTAAGTGTCATCTCCGGTTCTATAAATGGCGCCACCACTTCAAGTCCTGCTGCTATAGCACCACCCTTTTCATCGTACTCATTGCCGTATTTATACGCATTGAATATGTTATATATAGTAGCATAAGGATCTACTGACGAGAATGTATAGTACTCAACAATCCCGTCTTTAATCTTAGATGCATTGTAAATCTTATCATCACTCTTAGCCCAGTCTGCAACGAATGAATTGATTGCCATCTTCTCCTTGTCCTCATCATCTCCTCCACCCCACAGTGACGAAGCAAGTCCAGACACGCCAAGACCAGCGTACTTAGCAAGAAGGTAAATACCCTCCATTCTTATAGCGTTATAGGTAGCGATACCGAGAAGTCTCTTAGTACCATATGCAACCATTCGTTGGTTCTTTTCTTTGATACCGTTTCTTATATCATTGTATGCATATGCATATGTATTGGCCATAACCCTAAACACTTCAGCTCTGAATGCTACGAAGTTGCCAAGTACGCCAGTCTTACTTACAGTTTTAAATATCTCAAGAACCCTATCGTAAGTTGGATACGTATTCATCACCCTATCAGCAGCTTCATTGTCAACAATGTCCTTCTCAGCTTGAGTTAGTGATTCATAGTCCTTGCCATACTTAACTTTAGACATTGATCTTTGCTCGTTATAGTAGGCGTATATCTTCCAGAAGTCATCCGATGCTTGATACACTCTTGACGTTCCTCTTGTTGTAGCTCTCCATAACTTACCAGGATCTGATATGTAATCCTGAATGCCAGACTTGTCTGCATTGTCTAGAACATATTGCTCGAAATCATTTGTTCTAAATATTTCTGCAAGTTCCTTAGCGGTAAGGCTTTGGTTTAACACACCTCTTTCAAACAGAGGTCTCAGACCTTCGAGTACGTCTTGCGTTTTATTATTTATAACCTGTCTCCTAAAGTAAGACCATGCATCAGATAAAGCGGTAACATCGAAGTGTCCATTGTGAAGAGCAAACCCTGTGTTAGATACAAAGTTCTTTGCTTGAGTAACAGGTGAGAATACTGTCTTCATCATCTTGTTAAGATTCATCAATCTCCACACCCACTTGAAGTTGCTAGACCTGTTGTTATCAGTTTCTACCAAAAGATCATACATATCCTTTGTGGTATATAAACCTTCAAGAGGTTTTAACGCCTGACTCGTTGAGCCTATTCTGTATGTCGCATCTGCTGGAGCATTGCCTTCTTCAAAAAATACAGTACCTAGACCGAAGTCCCTTAACTTAGCAAGGTAGTCTGAAGTCTGTAGAAGTGTGGCAGTCTCACCAACACTTAAAAGGAATGCGGTACCCGGATCAGTATACTCACCCATCAAATCTCTTAACCATTGAGGAAGTTCCTGTCTTTGCTTTAACGAACCTGTATTTCTATATGGAAGAAAGCTTGCCTCATCTCTTCCAAAGAATGGTTTCTTAGAATCAAGTATTCTGTTTATCTCCTTGTCGGCCTCTTCATTTGACTGAAGGATAATCTCCGCTTGTGTTAAGCCTGGATTAGTATTAGTTAAATGAACATAGTATAACTGGAATAGATTCTGATGAGCTGTGTCGATAATTTTTTTATTATCCTTAACTTTCTTAGACCATTCGTCACCCATAGTAAACAAGGCGTAAGATCTGTGAACATACTTACCCATGTTGGATTCTATAGTAAGCGCTGTTTCCGGTGATACAAGACCGTTCCTAACAAGCTGTTCACTTATCCCATCAAGAAGAGCTCTCATGCTCACAACAAATTCCCTCATCTCTACAGGAAGATTAAAGAATGATGGATTGGTATTAGCAGCAGGAGAATATCCTGGCTGTCCTCCAACCCAGAATGGGTTAGTAGGATTGTATGTTCTATAATCTCTTAACGCCTGATCGAATGTGGTCCAATCTTTAAAGTCAATCTTCTTGGCAGCCTTCTTCATGTCATTAACCATAGACTCTGCAAGACTTACTTGGTAACTAAGCTTACCTCCAAGCGATTCTTTTAGAGATATAATTTCCTTAGGCAATCCCTTAGAAAAAGTAAAGTATTTCCTGAAGAACGCCTTTGTAGCATCTTTAATTTTCTTAGATCTAGTTCTAGTATCGCCAACATAACCTCTAGAGTTTACGCTAGGAACAATACCCTGTACAGCAGATGGATTCAATGGCTTAGTGAAGTTCATTCTCTTGGCATTGAATAAAATATTCTGAGCCACCATCTCGCTAACCTGAGGATAACCCTTCATTATTGTAGCCTTGATGATGTTATCTCTTTGATTCTCAGCCTCTTGCATTGACGAGTATATACCGTGGGTGTTACCGTTTACAGAAAGCGTAAACCCTACAGGACCGGTACCGGTGTTCTCTGTAATCTGGAACATGCCATTGTTGAGCATTGTTCTAGCTTCATTGATAGCTCTCTCGGACCAACCGTCGTCTAAACCATATCTTGAGGATATAGACAACTTAGCTGTAGGTTGGCTAAGGAATATGTTTCTAGTGTATCTTGCTGGAGCTTGATCCTTATACAATGCTTCGGCATCAGAGAATGATATAGTCTTACCACCTCTATTTATAAAAGTAGGAAGAACCTTTTCTACCTCATAAGCATCATCAAGTAAGAACACTTCCACATCGCCATCTGCTTTTATTGCAAATGGATATGATTGATGGTATGCCTCTCCATCTTTAGACACAGATGTCTCGGCAACAGTTGGTGTACCTTTAAATCTCATGATAGCTACAACTGTTCCGTTTCTTAACCCAGATAAAGATGGTTCAGAAAGTTTATCAGATACTGATTTAAAATCAGGCATACCTATTTCATTGATACCACTCTTAGTATTCCCAAGTAAGGACATAAGGAATGGTTTCCTTGCATCAAATCTAGCCGATTCAACAGAGAAATATTTATTAATCTTATCTGATATTTTAGATAGTGAATCATTTGCAGAAACAATATCATCACCTGTCGCTCTTCTAGAAGCCTTATTAACTCTATCTGCAACTACAGATGCCGGAACTTTTAATGTCTTTATAATGTCAGACGCAAAAAGTATTGAGTTATAATTACTCATATGAGAATCTGTAGACATTGCCATAATCGCTATATGTCCAAACCCATCCTCATCGTATACGATATCATTGATTATAGACTTTGCCTTATTAGCTGTAGACGAAGCCCATATATATCCTTTATTTGCAGCAGCATAGAATATACCACCAAGTTTTCTATGTGGGCTTTTAAAGCCTTCATAGTCAACAAGACCAGTAGTAAGTCTATCTGATGATATTATGACAGCATCCTTACCGGCAAAGTCATTTATAGAAGCTCTTTTAATGTTATCAACCATCCCTGGTATTCTATTCTCAACATTAAAAGACAATGGTATACCAGGAGATGTTTGAGCTTTTAATTTACCAGTGCCATCTGTTTCGTTAAACCCTTTCTTAAGTTTAGCATACTTAGGATTTGTTTTAATACCCCAACCTTCTGGCATCTGGTACCACTCAGGCTTAACCTTGTTAGTGGTCTCGGCCCTGAGTTGCTTACCCCATTTAGCTACAACCATTTCATATCCCTTAGCATTAGCGACCTTAGTAATCCAGCCTATCTGTTGGTTAGGTCCAAACGCCATACCAGGATGAGACTTCTCGAACAATGCCTTAGCTTCATCAAAGAAGTTTAATGGATCAGCAGTTGCTGGGTATACCTTATCCTTAAGAATCTTAACAACATGGCCATAGTCACCAACACCCATCTCCTGGAAGTCAGGTCTTGTGTAGAAGAATGCAGCGCTAGGTCTAGCAATTCTTTCTTCTCTTGATGTTATTCTATTATTACCAAACTTGTTAGGATCAATAACCTTTCTTTGCTCGTTAGACCAGTGGAAGAAATAGTAGCTATCAGCATCCTCTGTCATGAATTTACTGTATGGTTTTGATTCCATTACAGACTTAACAGAAGCCTTTGGTCTTTGAATGTCCTGTGTCTCTACAGTTCTATACTCCCTCTTGGTAGGGTCTACAAACCTTGCCTCTACATTTCTAGCCTGTTCCTCTCCTTTAGAAGTATAGTATGCGAACTTAGCGGCTGCAAGAGTTTTATTATACAGATCTAACTCATTGCCGGTATATGATTGACCATACTCAAGACCTCTTATTGTATTTGCTGCTGTTGAGAATCCAGACTTTTCAAATATACCTGATAGTCTTTCTTTTGCGTTATTGAATTCAGCCTTTATGTTTGTGCCTCTAGGTAAGTTATCTTTTGACTGTATGAAATGTTGTATCTCATGAAGCATAGCAGAAGTGTAATCACCGCCAACAGCTGCATACTTATCTGCATCAACATTAAGTCTTATTAGATTCATGTCCTGACTAAAATTAGCCAAGTATGTATCATTAAACCTAGACACCTTAACCCTTAATTTTTTGGCATCAGGATATAACTTAAAAAATTCAGGATAAGATAACACGTTAGCAAGAGGAAGCATTGCAAATGGCTCACCTCTTCTATCCATGCCATCAACTACATTATTAATATCTGCAATGATCTTAACATTATAGTCCAACTCAGTCATCCACTTACCATCAATATTCTCCATACCGGTCTGCTCCCATATATCGTCAGGAGTCATACCTTCAGATTCCATTCTCTTAGCATTATCAAGTCTAGACTTAACCTGAGGCGACTGTATCGCAAACCTCTCAGCTGAAACTACAGAAGGCTTAACTCCTGTTGCTTCTACCTCTACATCTGAAGATGAACTTAATAGCACTTCGCCGCCAGACAATATATCCATAGCTGCCAAATCAAGGAACTCTCCAAGATTAAGGTTCTCAATGTTTACATCAATGCCAAACTTCTGAGCTACAAAATTAAACAAGTCTGACAACCACGTTAAGAAGTTGTTCCTCCTTGCCATATCTATTATGTCTGCACCTCTCTCACCTATCGCCAATATCAAAGCCTCCTCTTCAATATCCTCTGGTTCTAAGTCCTTGTACTCATCAATCGCTCTAACCCTTGCCTCGTATTCTGTACCCCTAATTAAATCCCTACCTCTCTTTGTAATGTTCTTATCAACCATATTCGCCACAGCATACCATACGTGACCGAACTCATGTATAGGCGTATCCAATCCCATCTTGTCTGGGTTGATGTATACTGTCTTTGTATTAGGATCGTAGAAACCAGCGTACTCTTTATACTCAGTAGGGAACCCAGCCTTCTCTACATTCTCATCGTAGTTATCCCATACCATACTAAGCCCAGGAATCTTTTTACTCCATGAATTCAGTAAGGCGTGAGACAGTATCTGCATGTCTGTCTTTGCTGTAAATATGGTATCTCTAATACTAGATGCAACCTGGTTAGCCTTTGCAGCCTGATCCTGTTGCCAAGCCTCAAAGTCCTGCTCGTTATCAAAGCCAGATTGTTTAATTAAATCAAACGCCTCTGGAGATACATCAGGATACTTGGCTGAGAACTGCTCTCTAGTCATTGTCCTAGCGTCAGACATCCTTGTGTCTTCCTCTGGAGTCAAAGGTCTTGCCTGAACTGGTGCAGTTACTTCTTGGACTGGTGCACTTACCTGTTCAACTGGTGTAACCGATGGTGTAGCCGCTGGCGCAGCTGGCGTAACTGGTGTAGCTGGTGTAACTTCCGGAGCAGCAGAGTAAGCCTCCTCTATATTAGAGAACTCTTCAGGAAGGAATCCCATCTTCTGTTCAGCAAAAGGTCTTTGAGCTGGAGGAATATATCCTTCATCACCCTTCTTCTTCATTGACCCATCAGGATTCCTAAGACTTCTATTAAAGTTAACCCATGAGTTTTGCCCACGAGTCTCGGTAGTCATTGCCCTTCTAGCTAAAGGGGAATACATTCTTGCGTGTACATTCCATGCATTCTCCTCACCTATAGCGCCGAATGAATTACCAAGTCTTGTGTGCCCGAAATAGTCATGAACAAATCTGAATACATCGTTCACCAAAAGAGGTCTTCCATTAACATCCTTAAATCCACTATCCCTAAGCATTGCATTCTGCTGTCTCTGCTCGTCTGTTATCTTAGTATCACCAAAGCCAGCTTCTGTAGAGAAGATGTACATATGCTTGTTATCTCTAACGTCAGCAATCATCTCACCAGAGTTCTTGTATGGCTCACCTTCTCCAGTCCATACCTCTACCTTAACGCCTGATTTAGAGATGGCGTCAAACTGGTCCATTGTTTCATCGGCCAAAGCCTTGTATGCGGCCTGTACCTGTGGGTCATTTGGACTGTCTACCATTTGCTCATAAGCATCAGCAATAGTCTTAGACCTGTTTTCGTCAATAGCCGTAATCTTAGCTGGTTCAGGAGTTACAATGCCCTTCTCTTTCTTGAACTGTTGCTCTACAATAGCAGCCTCTGGGTTAGGGTCATTAAACAATCTTTTACCAGGAGCTACTGGAGCTACTTGCGTTTCGCCGCTGATATTGATATTGCCAACATCTGCTGTAGGCTGCGTGGTTTCGACTTGGATTTGTTCTCCTTGCTGAGCTGGCGCATATTCTCCGATACGGCCTTCTGGTACGCCTTCTTGCTGGAGCCTTTCGCTTTCTTGAGTGGCATCTTGTTCTTGTTTTAATTTTGAATAAATAGGTACACCGTTCTCGTCCTTGATAATTTCTACAGCATCTTTTCTAAATGCATCTGATAGAGCCTCATCAGACGTAGACATTATTGTTCCAATGTTTGCATCAAGCTGGTCTATCTGACTTTGGAATACAGGTCTCATAGACTCAGGAGATGTCTTCATCTGAGATAGAAGAGACTCCTTCTTAGCAAGTGTAGACCTAATAGATAACCACTTAACATCAGATATACTCTCAGGCTTCTTAAGAGATAACGATATAGGAAGTTCCTTAATCATGTCATTCACAAACTTCTCATCTATTTTCTCAGAACCTGGTACCTTATTAGCCTTAGAGTTTCTTAAGTCAAGTAAACTATTATAAACTTTATCGTATCCGTATTCATCAACTAAAGAATAAACTGTCTCAGACCTTCTATTACCTACAGCTCTAGCAGAACCACCCAATAAAACTAGAGGCCCAAGTGTTAATCCAACTCCTATGTTATCAATAACGGATCTGATATTAAACACATCCTCATCAAAATTATAATTACCTATACCATTTGTTACTCTATTCTGCAATCCCTCAACAAATAATTGGCCATTCTCTTCAAGACCAAATTCTTTTAATGCAAAGTTTGCAACCTTAGGAGAAAGATCTTTTAATGTATTGTAAATAGCTGCACCATAATCAGAGAACTTAACATTCCCAGATACTTCAGTCATCACTTTATTCAATTCATTATTGAATCTTGATCTTAATTCTTTTGTAGATACCTTCATTTGAGGGAAGACATCCTTTACATTTACAAGATTCTCTAATGCTGTTTGTACTAAATTCTTTGCTACTATATGAGTAAGAATGCTAGACGTTCCTTTCATACCGGCTCTTTCAGCATTCTCCCATTCATCATAAAAGTGACCAGAAGTAAATACGCCGAATAATCCTGGGAATCTATTTACATATTTTGCAGCAGCTGATGCTCCTTTTATCAATCTAACCTCAGGCGCTAATAATGTAGAGACTAAGTCAAACCCAGCAGTACCAGACATGTTAAATAGGTTTAACGTATAGTTCTTAAATGAAAATGTACCATTTGAATTTGTCTCAGGTAGCATCTGAACTCTTGTGTATCTATCTATTTCATTGTCACGAGTTTGTGTTGCAGCAGCCCAATAGTCTGAACCTCTAGCTCCGCCATCAAGTCCAACCCATCCACCAATATATGATCCAGCTTGTCCACCTAAACCTATAACAGAATTAACAAATGACAATCCAGCATTCAAGAAACTTGTCGCAAATCTTGCACTTCCATCAGTTAAAAAATTACCAGTTTCAATACTAATACCTTCTGCCTCCCTTGCCTTATCTTCTGTAACAAGAGCTTGCTTCTTTAGCATTTGTGAATTCTCCCTGTTAAGAAAATCAAGCTCATCTATCTTGGCCATATTTTCTATATACTCAGGAGACTCCATTTTTTCAAAGTAGTAAGTATAGTTTGGATTGTTTACTACTTTCTCGTTAAATGTTTTAACGTTGTTGTTATACGTATTTACTAGACTTGTGTAAGTTCTTAATGCTTCTTTATCTCCGCTTTTAGCAGCACTATACAATGATTGAATTCTTGATTGTATCTTAGTTTGCGTAACATTAAATTTTGCTAATTGCTGTTCAACATTTTCCTTTACTGAACCTGCGGTAGAAGCAAACGCAATGAAAGGTATACCATCAATCTTAGTTTGATTGATGTCATCCTTTAAATTTTGTGCTCTTGTTTGAGCGAATTCCGCTAAAGATTTTTGTAGGTTTTCAGCACTGAATGTATTTACATTCTTCCAGTTATCATCTTTCTTTAACCAACCAATATATTCATACGCCAAATTTGTAAGACCATGTTTACCGCTTTTCTTCCCGCCAATTAAAGCTGTAAACAAACCCTGTCTACTATAGAGGTCCCAATTTTCTATAAGCGCATCTTCAAATCTTATCTGGTCTTTAATCTTAGTCCAATTCTTTTCTCCATAAACAGCTTCGCCAAGAGCCTTAGTCATATTACCGGCGAACTTATATCTGTCTACTTCAACTTTCTTAGATTTAACTAATGATCTTTCTAGTACTCCTTTCTTTCTTAATAATTCTGGGTCATTAGGATTATTTTTTAATTGATCTTTTATATCATTAAGATCAGACTCTATCATCTTTGGTGATCTTACGACACCTGTTATGACTATTTCTTCATCCTCTTTTATTAACTTAGGAAGATTAGTCTCAGGATCAATTACCGGCTCACCAGTTTTAGGATCAATCTCTTGTCTAGATTTTGTGTATGAGAATGCATTTTCACCAACACCGTATAATGATAATCCTTTAGTGTTTTGAGTTTCTAAATCAGCTATCTGAAATTGATTAGCAAAATATTTACCTGATTTACCAACAGTTAAATAAGGAATCCTTTGATCTGGTATACCCTGTGAAATATCCCACCCTCTCTTATCTTCTCCAGGTGCAAGCCTGTCTATAGCTACTGTAGCAAGAGGCTGATCAGTATAAAACTTTTTACCTGTTGGCTTTACTTCTTTATAATGATGGTCGCCATTATCATCCTGCCAGTATAGCCAAGCTCCACCATTTGGAACTCTTACATTATCACCTTCTTTTAAATTCTCAACCCTTACTGCATATTCTGGCGTAGGTGCACCCTTGTCGTGAAGTGTTCCGTTAATATATACAGGTTGTTCTGTAGGTCTTTCTATGTACTCTGGCTTTGCAGAATTAGACCAATACTCTAGATACTGATCCCTTTTCTTAACTGCATCTAAATAACCAGGACTGCTTATATCACCCTTCTTAACAAAGCTCTGAATAATAGATGAGTAATTATTATAGTTCTCATCATCGTCAAAGAAATATGAAAACGCCATGTTATCTCCAGGGTTTGTCAATGCAGCAGCAACCCTTGCTTGAGTCTTGGTAACCTTTCTGCTAGATGGGATAGATGAAAATAAATCCTTCTGCTTCTTGACTAATCCTTCATAAATAAGACCAGCCTGATTCTTAAATAGTGAATTCAACTCATCAGTGAATTCTTTATCTATTTTATCCTTAACCTCTTTGCCACCAGGAGCATTTATTAATTGCTCATAAGTTTGATTTCCTGATGATATTGCACCTAACTCATACTCAAGTTTCTTATTATATTTTTCATCAAGTCCAGCCTTAATACCTGTATATAACTCATTTAATTTATTATCGGCATTTTCGTACATCGAGAAGAAATCCTTTCTAATCCTTCTAGGAATTCTTCCAACATTTTCCTTGCTAATATTAAAAAAATTTAGCTTAGGAATCTCGTCATCTTGAGTTGGCTCTGGGATATTTGGATCTGGTATAATTGTAGGCTGATTATTATTTACATTCTGCTGCGTCGGGTCAGGTAGATTCGGGTCTGGGAGACTAGCGTCTGTGAGACTAGGGTCTGGCAGGTTTGAAGTCTGATCCTCTACCATATTTTGATCTTGTAAATTACCTAAGTCAAGGCTGACTGGTAATGGTTCTGCAAGAGGATTCTTATTGAATGTAAGTAAGTTATAACTCATAAACAAATGTACGAAATTATTTCTAATTATTGCTTAGGACCAGTAATGCCAAATCCGGATTTTTGACCCTTCTTTGGTTTGGCTTCAGGTTGCATTCCACCTAAAGTTCCTAACCATGGATTGTCTATTTTTAATATAGACATAAAGGACTCATAGTCTGGTGTTCCGGCAGTAACCCTATTCTTGTTGCCATCTTGATCCTGATACCATATTAGACCAGAGTTAGGATACATCACTAATTTATTTACTTTGACATCTTGTTCTCTATCAGGACCGCCAAGAGGGTCTTTTACTGTTTTTCTACCAACAACAAGTCTCTTAGATATATCTGGTTTCATTACTATAGCATCTCCCTGACCCTTTGTGAAGTATCTATCGTAAGGCATTGTGCCAGCCATTACGCCGTTGAAAATATTATTATCAACATAACTAGGGCTAGGCTGTGATACATTTACATTAGTTGTATATGTTACTCTAGCATCAGCTTTCCTTTCTGCCTTAGTAAAGTTGTAAGGTCTCTTAGTATTTGCATATGTTGTTAACCAGCTAGCCACATCCGCATCATTTACTTGATCTGCTGTTATACCTTTTTCTTGCGCTACAGCAGACTTAGCAGAGAAGTACACAGCATCATTTGTTTTAATACTGTTTATATCTATTGTTTTAGGTAAGACTCCAACAGGAATACCTCCAACTTTTTGCACTTCCTGCCATCCAGGATAGAAATCAGCAGCACCTTTATCAGCTCCAGACGCAACAGTCTCTACACCTCCACCTTTCCTCTTGACTGTTTTAGATTCTGATATATTTATCTTCTCTGTCTTGAATGTATTTAACCAATCATCAATAGCCTTCTGGTCCTTAAATACATCCTGTGCTTGATTCTCTACAATACCAGTAACTATATTGTCATAGTTCCCATTTTTGAATTCGTTGGCAATAGTTGCCCCATCCTTCCACTGATTATTATTATCCATGAACACACTACGATATGCTCTACTTTTTAATGTAGAAACATCAGCTCCCTTATTCTTAAAATAATCAACCTGATCATCTATAGACTTAGCTATTTGATCAGCATTCTCAGCCCATAATCTTAAGGATGACACCCTATTAGCAACAGTATACTTAAATTCGGAAGCGTTTATCTTGCCTTCTTTATACTGTGTCCTAGCATCCAAAAGTATTTTATTTAGCTGGTCGTTAATGTATGGATTGTATGGTGAATCCTTTGAGAAGTTTGGGTCCTTAAGTATGGATGACATGTAGTTATCCATCTCAGTCTCCTGCTGTCTTCTAAAGACTTCCTGTTTATAGGCAAGCTCCCTTCTGTTCTGAAGGAACTGAGCTAAAGGGTCTGCGCCGTAGTCTATTAATATCGGTTGAAATTCAGCCATTTGTTTTTAATTTTATTTTCCTAACGAAGCTGTCAATAATGGGTTTGTAGTTCCTTTTGCAAATGATGCAGGATTAAACCCTCCACCAACTGCGAATAATGCAGCACTTTCAACACCAGACCCAAGCGCTGCAAGACCAGCTGTTTTAGTTTGAAGAGCAGCTTGTCCTAGCTGTCTTCCCATCATGCCGTATTGCTGCCCAATCTGAAGCCTTCTTTGAAGTTCAGCCTCATTAAATTGAGCCTGCTGAGCTGCAAGATTTTGAGCTTGCACACCACCTTGTGCGCCTAGAGTAGCAGCAAGAGCCATAAAGTTTTGTCCACTTGTACCCTGTCTTGCCGCCTGTCCAAGCAAACCTGCCTGCTGTTGTGCCTGCTGAGCCTGAAGGAAACCCATGCCAGGCATCTGAGCTCCTCTTCTTGCTTGAGCTTCCTGTATTGCCTGCTTTTCCCCAGACATTCCTGTTAATTCTTGAGCAGCTCTTTTCATTTGTCTTGCTGCGCTCAGCTGTGCGATGCCTCCTACGATTTGACCTAGTGCCATTATTGTGATAATTTATTGTGACCGATTGAATCCTTTACGTTTACGTTTATAAATCTAACCTCAAAGTTACTAGGATTAGACCAAACTGTTGATATATTTGCATACTGACCACGTATCTTGTCGCCTGTGTACATCTTCTCGTCAGCTGTGCCAGATGCATTTGGACTAACCCTATCCCTGTATAGTTCAGAATAAAACACATCCTCCCTATTTTTAAAGTCTGAAGATATCAAACTTGTAACTTGGTTATTCGGAATGAATGTTTCTACATACGTTGCACTTGGGGCTGTAGTTCCCTCTATAGATACAGCATGAAATATCTTTGTGTTACTAGGCGCTTCGTTATAGGGGATACTTATAAACGAATCCCTTACTGTTCCAGAGAAATTATTTATTGCTGAATCTTTATCAAATACAAATAACCCTCCAGAGTAACGAACACTTACTCCAGGTATCAAGTATGTAGACTTTACAAAGCTGTATATCTTACCGCCAAAATAAACATACGGACCAGAGTGCGAGTAGAACGACGTCCATCTTTCCTGAGAAAGAGAAAATGCAACAGACTTTGCTGGCGTACCTGACTTATACATCATCTTTATATCTGATAGTCTGGAACCAGAACTATCCGGGTACTGATCAGGAGATTGAGATACAGGAGCGAATGAAAGTATGTACTCGTCTGTAGCTGGATTATAACCACCGTATATATATGGGGATTGAGTTATATTATACTCGTCAACTTCAGTCTTTTTAGTTTTAAAATAAGATCTGAAAAAGTTTCTTAACCCGTAATCGCTTATAGCAAATAATCCATTTGCCGAATATCTTACGATGCATTCATTTAGAATATCAGCCCAGTACACGTTACCGTCATATTCAACAACTGACGCTGGGAGTGTTGTACCAAATCTTCCTCTTAAAACATTGACTGTACCTACTACTGCGCCAGATGTAGTCAATAAACTTTGACCTGAATTATCAACAAGAGATGTCTCGCCTATATACATTGAGGCTGTGTAGTTCTGTCCAATAGCTAGCATTACATTACCCTCAGATTGGGCCTTGGATGTAGTCTTGAGTTTATTTATAGGGCCTAATTCTACAGGAAGATCCTTATAATCTAATGCATCAAATGTTGATAATCCGTTAATCTTAGACCCAGGAATAAATACATTACTCCATCTTATCCCACTTGGTCTGTATACCTGACCTATAGGATCTATAAAACAAGGGCGTCCAAGATTTCTTGACCATGTATTTCTAAACTCACTTCTTAAATTCATATACTCAAGCCCATCCTCCTGAAATCTATCACCAGTTAAAGATCCTGTCTTTTCAGAATATGATCTAGTTGATGTACCCCAATTATTAATTTCGTAAATCTGAGTTTCATAAAAAGGCTCTACATCAGTGTTTATGTATGGTCTTACTATTTCGTACAGCCAAGATTTATTTGTTGCTGTAAATGCTCCTAAATCTTTAGGTTCCAACAGTATATATCTACCCTGTTGACCTATTACTTTAAGAGATTGTTTTCTAGTGCCGTCTGTTGGATTCTGTATTAGATTTACAATATCTCCATTTGCTTCTTCATAAATATACCCAAATCCATCATTTAATATATTCTCTATATCTAATGCTATGGCTACAGTTGTTGCTAGGTATGTTATTTTATTATCAGCTATATCGTATAGTCCAGTGCTAGAATTCTTTGGGGCATAGGTTATCTGAGATTTTCCTGAACCTAAATCTCTTGTAAATCCCTGTATGAAATATCTTGTATCTAAATTATCTGTCCTAACTATTGAGTAGTACTTAGCCCATATAGGAATATTTAAATCAACCGTACCAGGTAGAGTCCACTTAATTACAGTGTTTAAATCATCTATTGTATAACCTCTTTCTGGTGTAGATATATTAAATGACTCTTGCGTATAAACCCCACATTTACGCATAGCAAAGTCATAGTACTGTATACCAACACTATATCTACTTCCTGATTTAAAAGCCCTTGATTGTGAACCACCAACAACTAAAACAGGTGCCTCAAATGCAGTAGTATTTTGCTGTACATTCCCAAGCTGTATTGTTGTGCCAGTTGGTGTTATACCCCAAGCTACATAGTATAATCCTATACCATAGTGGTATGAATTATAAGATGTTAAACTAGAACCTATATATGTAAGGTCACTAATGCTTATATTTGTAGTTGTGGGATTTGGTCCTTTAGGGGTTGGCGTTGTACTTGCGTCTACATTTATTGTTTTAATGCACATCTTAATACCTGTAGGTAAAGTTTCAACTACAGGCATATTGCTAGACAATGATCTTAATCTTAATTTATTACTAGATACTACTGACTCTACTCTAAATAGGCCATTATTTTTACTACTAACAAAACCAGATAATGTTATATAATCACCAGCATTTATACCAAAAGATGAAAATGTTCCTCCTGTTGTTTTATCAAAGTCAAACGTGTAAACCTCTGCAAAAGCAAGTCCACCAATTATAGTAGTTGTTATGTTGGATATAGCACATGAACCTAATGTAGTAGTATAAACACCGCCATCTATATTTAGTTCATACCAACCAGGATTTGTTACATCATCTATTTTTATAGCGTGTGAACTTATATATCTAGTCCTAATTGGTGCACCATTATTCAGAACTAAAACTGGTCTTATTATATTGTATATCGGATAATCCCTTGTAGCTAATCCTGGGTCTTCATATTCTACAGATGTCTGTAATCCACAACTAGTAGGTGTATCATATCCCTCTGTATTGTTAGAAAGGAATACTCTGTCTTTAGATACCTCTAAGGCGTAAGAACTAACAGGTACTGCATCAAATTGTTTTGTTGCATACGCCAGGTCTATTGTTTCATAAATCTGATTATTATAAAATCTATGCACATAAGACCCATTATTAATAAGCCCAAATATTAATTCTAATGGGTTACTAGGATTTGTATCTGTTGAGTTAAATGACTTTATTATAAATATAGCCCCTGTTAATGTGTTCTTACAAATCAAGTCCAATCTCTTAACCATTGGTGGTATTATCTCACCATTCCCAATAGTGATATCTATACAATTGAAATCATCTCCATCTGCATTTACTGGAACCTCATTAGACAATGGAGACAGAACAGTTATTTCATCACCATCATAAACATATCTATAAGAGAATTGGAATACGTTATCCTTTATAAAGTTCTTGCCTTCGTAATCATCATCTTCAGCCTTTACTGCGTTTAAGTTTATACAAGGCGGTGCTTTTATTAATGATATATCTCTTATGTCAATATCTGCTCCCTTATCTGTATACGGATTTGGATCTACTATAGTAAGCTTATTCCTGTACGCTTCTACATTTAAAGAGAATTGATAACCATGTTTATTTATCCAAACCAATGTATCGCCAACAACTTTAGCCTCTACGAAATCCTCCCATCCATATGCGAAGTTATCAGGATGCCAATCAACTTTAGAAGCACTTATAACATTTTGTACCGTATTATCCCTTAGGTTAATCCTAACTATTCTTGGTGATTTATTTATATTTGTAGGTGGTACTGTATCGGAAACAAATAAAGCAGTTCCAGATATAAATGCGTACACATATCCATTAACCTCATCAACACACATGTGCTTTATATCCTGAGAGGAAGTACCCGTAAACTCAGCTAAATCATCCGCTATTGTAGCAGCCTTCGTATGTCCAGGTACAGGTCTTATAACCCCCGCCTTACCATCATCACCTATCTGTCCTCTTATATTCAATGCATTTAGGTAGTCTCCATCAGGAACTAAAGACGGGTTAACGTCTGAATTTAGACCTCCCTTTATGTATTTCTTTATATTCATTAGTTTCTTACGGTTGCCTTGTAGCCCTTCTGTTTAGCTCTTAAGAAGTCAAGCATTGAAGTGTCATTCATCCTGCCTCTTAGAATTCTAAGATTGTTATGAAACATTAAAGACTCGTTAGACTGAAGAGCATCCCTAGATGGTGATGACTTCCAAGCTATGTATGACTCTATTGTAGACTGTGCATATGGGTGAACCTCTGTAGATGCGTTAGAATCTAAACCGTCTCCAATATATTCAAGTATAATATTATCGGCAGCAAATCTATTATCCATCTGGATTTCACCCCTCTCTCTTAGTATCTTAAATGAGTTATGAGTTGTACCAGCCTGTATATTAAATCCTCTACCAAGCAACTCACCCCTGTCATTAGAAGCCCATATATAATTTGCGCCATCCCATCCCCAAGAAGATAGTGGCATATCTGTGTCTATAACGTCATACTTAATCTTGTTACCCTGGTCGTCAAAGTTATTCAACCTGTTAATTGGTTCAGACTGAGACATCTCAACAACATACTGCCCCTTAGGGAATCCTATCTTAATATAATCTACAAAGTCACAAGGAAGAGGTATAGCACCGTATGAGTTTACTGGAATCTTAACAGTCTTCACAGTTTTCATGGTGTCAAAGTTTAGCTCTCTCATGCAGTCAACAGCATGGGATAACGCCTCAATATAGTAGTGCATACTCAAACCTCTCTTGGATAGGTACGCCTTAACGATTGTGTCTAGCGAATATTGTCTCATTTGTTATCAACCCCATCTACCTTTTTATCCGATGGTTGCCATGCACCGAGTAGTTTCAACACTTCCTCGATTACCGTCATTTCCATATCGGCGGGTATTGGGAGTATATCTGTGTCTGAATATGAATCGAAGTCGTTAACTAAAAGTCTTACAAGGACTGCGTTAATAGATTGCCCAGGAAGATTCTCGGTAAAGATTAATTTATTACCTCTTACCTCATATCCTATGTTTATATCTCCCAGGATTCTGTGGTTCTTAACCAAAGCCCATTGACCAGGTTGAAGTGGTATGAATGGATCGTGAGGCGAGTTTGTCTTTGACACATGCCAAACACCTCTTCCTCTAGTTAAGTGAAGAGGCAATACTGGAAGTGTACACGCTGACGTATCCTTATAGGTTGTTACAGCTACATTGTCATACTCGGCTATACACGCATCTACAACTGGACTTCTTTCACCCTCGTTGTAGTTATTGATCCTCTCCATCTTTAGAAGACGGTTAATAACCTGACCTATAGCAATACGAATCTCAGGTAGTGTTACTCTCTGAGTGCTGGCAGGATTACCGCCAGATACAACCCTCTGAATTTGTTCAGCTATTCTACCTATGGTTGAAGCCATTAGCTACCCTCCTTTTGTTTTATATCACCAAACTGGGCTGTACCTGCATCGGCAAGAGTAAAGCCTCCTATAGAAATCGCCCTGTATATAATGTTGTTAATGCTACTGTCCCTCCACTCCATTTGGGTAGAGTAGTACTCGTCATATGTAATGGTCCTGCCATCTTGATTATACGCAAACACCGGCTTCTCTGGTCTTTTAATATACACCAGTTCTCCAGCAAATACGTTGTTAGGGAACACTAAAAGCTTCCCCCTTCTTTGAACATATACCGGATACTTTGTGGATGGCGCCAGAATCTGGGATGTAAGTCTAGATGATAGCTCCTCTTCTGTAATTGGCTCTACAAATCTCTTCTCGAATGAAGCCCCTACCTGTCTGTTTAGATAAAGGGTAATACCAAATAGATAATCCTCCGGAGTGGATATCTCTCCACCTACAGTATTCCCTGAGCTTAATGCTAGCGTCTTAATAAATGGTGAGAGCTGATCGTTGATAGATTGAGACCTTCCAAGGTGCATTGGCAACCCGTCCTTTCTTGGGTTCCCGTATAAATCATTTAATTCCTCCATCTGAGCCACATCCAACAGGCTATCTATCTCAGCATGCGTGACGTAACCATTCTTCTCCTTATCTATCAGCTGGAGAAACCTGTTGTGTATCTGCTCAATAGTATACGCCATCCTACAAAACTATATTAATTAACAATAATTACTGTAAAAAAAAGGCTATGAGTTATGCCTCGTCGGTAGATATTATCCCTGTAGCCTGAACATGGTATGGCTTTGCTGATGCTGGTCTGCTTCTGTATACTGGTTTTCTTACAGCTATACATCTATCCTTTCTTATTCTGGTTATGGTAACGGCGTCTCCTTGGTTTCCTCCAAGCACATGGTAGCAATCTTTGTCCTCTGCGATATAAAAACCTACATGACCACCAGACCCTCTTGAGAAAACTAATATATCCCCAAGAGATGCACTCTTAGACTCTTCTCCCCACTTAGCCCATGATCTTGCCCATAGTGGTGACTTAACAGGATCACGCCCGGTTCTCTTGACCACCACAGCTGTAAACAATCCACACCAAGGTATAGAATCACTACCGTAAACTTTCTCTAAACCACATTCCTTGGCCCACGATAGTATTATAGGATTATTCTTTTCACCCTTAAGCTCTAAGGTGCCGTGCAATTTCAACCCCTCAGATATTAATTTTGGTAATGTCTGCCCTGTTAGATGTTTGTAATTATTTATATTCATAAGTCAACCAAGATATTGTGGCTAGTATTAGGTATATAAATTTAGTAATCCAGAATGTAGACTTTCTAACAAAGATCCTATCTATTATGCTATTTGTAGTAATAGATACGTAATCAATCCTTAAGCCCCTTAAAGTGTTTAAGGTGATGTCGTATATCATCCCTCTACATGATGCGTAGTATATAAGATACACTAGAACATCTATTGGGCTCACATCGTCGTAGTAGTCTAGCGACAAAGATAGGCATACAATAAATAAAACAACGCCAATGTTAATCGTCCAGAATTTATTTACATTATTTAACCTACCATGGCTAAACCTAATACGTGAATATTCAATTATAGCCGAAAGTACAGAAGCAAAAAATGGTAGTATTAATGTTATCATATGTCCCGTTTTTTACGCAATTTACTGGACAAACCACACATCATGATGGTCGGGCCACAGCAAACCGAAGAAGAAGATAGTCCCGAAAACGATCCAAAGCAGACCGATTTTAAACTGAGCGGTTTTCCAAAAGGAAACATTTATATCAGATTCCGCCCATTCGTAATAACCGCCCGGATAACCTGGTCTTTGCTTTTGATAACGGCTACCGCTTTTGCTCGCTTTGTATCCAAATATAAAGAATACTAAGGGCGGCAGATAGCAAAAAAAAAGAGCCACGAACATATCGAAGCTAAATTCTAAAGG